CGGTGTCAATAGGGATCGCTTCTACTTGTCCCTCTGACGCTCTCACGATTGCTCCCGCGTGAACTGGAATACTAATTCCTTTATCTGCACGAATGATTGTATGTGCAAACTGTAATGCTGTGTATTTTTCGCATTCTAATTTATAATGTTCTCTTTGTGCGTCTGTTGCACTATCAATATCACTTACACCAAAGTCTATTGTTCTTGGATCACGACGACCATATGCCATAAAAATTGGTAAACTCATACCGGGTGGATATGTACCTTCGCCTATTAGTTCTGCTTCACGATTTAACGCTTCACTACCATTAACTGCTTTTGGTACTTCATAACTACGCCAGTAACTAGGAGTTGTTGCATCGCCTAAATGATAGCATTTAATGTAATAGCAATCTTCCTCTTCCATCTCTTTAATCTTGACATATTTGAGCATTGGCTTACCACCGTAATAGTCAAACTCCCAATCCCAAACGTCTAATGGATTAACTGCACAAACATATGGTCTACCTAAATTACCTTGCTGTTCTTGTGGCATGTCTACTGCAATCCAGCAATGTCCATATATGCTTGTAAGGTCACCGATGCCTTCCATGAAACTTGTCATACTACGATTGTTTAAGTCTGCGTCTAATAAAAATAAATCAGCCCATTCTGTGTTTTTAGGATTGATTTGTGCACCAGTTGGAGTGCAGAATTGCATGTTGCGTTTGATGCCCGGTTCGAACAATACATCATTAATGGTATCTACGATATAACGGCAAATAGGTTGCGCTACAGTATTGCTAATTAAATCTTGCCATAATGCGCTATCTTCGCTGGGACGCTTTTTACGCACCATCATTTTAAATGGTAGGCCACCAAGATATGCTTGCTGATATGTCAGCATCTGTGGATAGATTTGATCATAAATGGGGCTTCTTTTTAGTAATTCAGAATTTTTCATCGTTGTGTTCTCACAATTGTGGATTTATCAATAGACATAATTATTATTTATGCTATAGGTTTGTTTTTACAGTTATCATTATGGTACCTAGGCAATAACGTAACTGCTATTACAGTGCCACAATGTTTACAAACACCTTTATTAATAGGGCCTGTTCTACGTGGTACTGTGCTATATCTTTTATTCATACTCATATTATTAACGACTCCCATTCTATTACTCGCATATAAATGTGCAGGATTAACACAACGATAGTTATAACATGTATGTCCTATCCATGTTGTGCTAGGTAATTGTACATCATGTTCTAGTTCGTAACTAACACGGTGCGCTGTACGCATACCTTTACCATCTCTGATAAATGCATAACCTGCGTTATTAATTGCACCTTGATATTCCCAACAATCGTTATCTGTTTTTTTTGTATTACCGTATAATCTTTGCTCTACTGGAGCAGGTATTCCTTTTGGCATATGTATCTCCTTATGACCAAACCATATGGTCGTCTTGTTGTTCACCATTTATAATTTCTTCCCATGTAGGGCCACCAGGATATAATGGACTATCTGGCATATGTTGCACACCGGGTTTTAGTCGTTGTTGCATACGTGGATCCATACCAACATATTCAGGCACACCAACGCTTTCGTGTGTGATTGGGAACAAGTAATGAATACCATAGCGTATGCAGTCACCTAAACCGTCAATATGTGCGTATTTCTGTTCTGTATATTTTACTAAGCGTTTACGTGTAGCATCTTCAAAGTGATAGGTCTGTAATGCCTCAAGTAAAAACTTATCGTCACGCTTTACAACTAGTTTACCTCTAGCAATAAAAGCGTTTGCTGTGTTATCTGTGTCTGTAACTAATGGATTACTCTTGCGTGTGTTCACAACAGTAAAGCCATATTTCTCAATAATTGTTTTATCAGTTACGCCAAAAGGACTTGTGGTATCACGATTGGTTTGCGCACCTGACATGTCAATTATACTATTAATCCTACGCTTAGGAAAATCTAAACGGATCGCTTGTGCAATACCTTCTGTGCTACAGTCTGGTATAGCATAACTCTTTAATATTTCTATCTTACCATCTAGTGTACCGGGCTTTGTAACTTGTGCAACTGTGGCACACATAACACGTTTGTTCCAGTCGTGAAATGTGTACAAATCGCCACCATAATCTACAATGTCATCAACTGTGTGTTTGTTTTTGTCCCATGCGTAATAGAACATGTCTGCTACACTTTCCCATTGGCACATATAATCTTGTGCAAACTTTAATGGGCTGATGATGCGTTTTTGTTCATCGATAAACTTTCTATTTCCTGATCGCATCTCCAAATAATTGTAATGTCTTACAATATATCTTTCAGGATTTTTCAGTGCTAATTGGAATAGGTCATGCAATGGTCCTGTACCATTTGGCGTGCTGATAACAATCAATCGACCAGCAGTATCAGGTTGACCAACTTTAGGTCTTAGTCGGTTTGTAATTTCTTGCAATGTGCCGGCTGTATACAGTGCTGCTTCGTCTGCTACCCATACTCCAACGTTTAATCCGCGCAAGTTCTCACGCTGCTCTGCACTTTTACAACGAATAAAAACACCATCAGGGAACTTAATTGTAAGTTCACTATTGTTAATGTCTTTACCATCGACAAGACCAAAGTATTCTATACAACTACGTTTTAATGGTTCCCAGATCAAAGACTTAATCATTGCACCAGTGGGGGCACTATAGATTATGTCTTTGCCGCGATGATAGCGAGGGTCAGTTGCAAATAGTGGTAAGGCAATAGACGCAAGGAACGTCTTTCCACTACCAACAGGCACTATATCTATACAGTGCTTGTCAGTTGTGAGCCAGTCTTGCAAGATTGTGTTTTGCTCGCCATATAACGGAATATCAATGTTCATACAAATTTCCAAAACATATCGTGCTGATATTGGTATACACATTCGTAACCAATCTCATTCATAAATCTTGTGATATCAACTGTTGATAATCCATAACGTTGAAATAACCTATCGTCACATTCTGTTTGTATGATAGGTTTATCACGTTTAATAGTTTCTATCGCACCTTGTAAGATATACAATTCATAACCTTCTGTGTCAATTTTTATAACATCAACGTTGGTAAATTGATAACTGTCTAGTGTGCGTAACTCTATTTTTTCGCTATAACTGCTGGGGCCGTCCATAATGTAGTTGCATCCTTTATTATCTAAATGATTCTGCAAAAACTTTATGGTATTGCTATTACCTAATCCTATATTATATGTGTGTACGTTACCAGTATACAATGATGTACCACGATACATGGATACATTCATATCTGGCTTAACGTTTAATTCTACATTGTGTACCAAACAATCGTATAATTCACTGCATGGTTCAAAACTATGTACTTCTATAGCCCATGTGCAATATTCAATTGTATTGCTACCTACGTTTGCTCCAATGTCAATAACTGTGCGTGGATTGCCGCATAACTGTCTGAGTTTTTCAATGTTCTTAAATTGAAAAATGTCTTTGCTTAATTGCGTTTTCCAAAACTTATCAGTGTTGGGTATCGCATACATTCTACCATGTTTATTGCGTACCAACATTATTTCTTCCTAATCGTACTATGATTGATTCTGCCTGGTGTACCTTTACGTTGACCTTTTACTCTAGGTACTATAGGCAATGTAACTAATTCTATCGGAATCTGATTATTATAAACAGGGTATTTTTCATGAAACAGTTCTGGACTGATGTTCTGAAAGTTATACTCCTTAAGTGGTGTTTTATAATTGTTATTATTCACACGATAGAATTCTACGTTTGTATGGCGTAGCATTATAATAAGATGCCTATAGTACCAACTCTGTTCAGTAACATCACGTACATGTGGTTCATCTTTACGTTTGTAATTTACTGTGCCAGCATACACGTTATTAAACTTACCTTGATTGCTAGTGTAATCAAATCCAATCATGTAAACTTCATCTGTATATTTGGTTGCAAGCAATAGTGCCAATGTGCCGCTGTCCATTAATCCTGGTATATTTGTAACTACTGTGTTTACGCTTGGCATGATACGATATTTTTCATTCTTATCTGTATCTTCTATAACAAAACAACATTGACGATGTACGCCAACATCAATAATTTCGTTTATCATTGGTTCGTCTACTGCTACAAGAATATCGGGCACTAGATCACGGTATAATGCATTACAGCCTATAACTCTACCGTATTCTTTTAACTTGCGAATATCAAATTGCATTCTTGACATACCATTACCAATGACAAATACTGGTTTCACTTCCAATCATCCAATTCTAGTTGTGGAAAACTAAAGCCAATCATAACAGATTTACCATTGCTTGTTACGTCAACGTTATCAGTCATGACTTTGCTAAGGATAAACTTCTCATAATCACGCACTGCATTCCAATCATTATTACATTGTGCTTGTAGATAATGTTCTGCAATGCTACGTGCAAAACTTTTACCGGTAACGTTCTTAATTTCTTCTAGTAGTTCTACGCCACCAAGTTTTTGTATGGCACCTTTCTTTCTGCCTGAGCCGGGACGTTTGCCACCTCGCCCAATTTTGATTTTCTGATTGTTGATCAAAGGATCAGACATATTACAACTCCTATCGTTAATCCAACTATAAAGTCAGGTATTGCGTATCTAAAGTTAGACATTTTGTAACCTTTCGTTAAATTTTTGTTTTAGTTCTTGATAACGTGGATTACGAATATACTTTTCGTTTATCTTCTGTAATTCTAGAACTTCTTCTATTGGATTATTCTTTATGACATCCAATAATTGACTATAGCGATAACTGCAAATGCAATATCCTAAAAATTGTTTTGCTGTCATACCCAATATTCCAATATTAATGGGTGTCTACTATTATGTGGTTTGGCACGACCATGGAATACTATCATATTACTGGTTGCTTTGTGACCTTTGCCCTCTAGTTCCCATTTGTAACTCTCATACCAATCATGTGGCCAAAACTCTATTTGGTCACTATACAACGACCAAATATAACCTTGATCACCACTACTATGATATGTGCTGACAACATTGCGTGTATTTTTTACTATATTGTCATAGATGTTTTGGTATTTGTTATTGTTCCAACGTAATACGCCTGATCCTAATGAGTATACGTCAGGATTGTTAACAACTGCAACATCGATAAGTCCTAAAAACGTATTAGGTTTATATGTCATCCAATGATCGATATTGCTTGTTAATATCATGTCTAGGTCAATATAGAAATTAATATCATACTCAAATAGATTAGGCTTGAACATATATGTTTTCCACCACCAACCATTTATCTTTAGTTCATTGACAGGCAATGGTATAACATTGATGTTTGTATCGAATCCTTGTGGATCTTCTGTCAAGCAGTAAAACTTATGTGGAAGTGACAGGTGTCTACTAATCATGTTATACATTTTGTTTACGTATACATGATTATAGACCTTATTGTTTCCATGTTTAACAGTTATTACATTTATCAATCTAGTAGACCTTCACTCTTTAATATATTACGTGCCCATGCTATGCCGGGAACACCGCCCCATAATAGATATGCTTGTGTACCTTTACTGTCAGTACCTGGATCATAATATACTCTGGCACGCATAAGAAAACTATATGTGCGTTTAACTGTGTCTAAACTAACACCTTCACGTTTGGCAAATTGATTTGCACGTTGTAGACCTACTGGCGTACCACCACGATTGCTTGGTGATTGTTTTTCACGTAACTCTAACCCACGCTTTGCATTACGTGCCATTTCTACTGTAGGTCTATAAGTTTTCATATGTATACCTTTTCGTAATCCTCTGGGTTGTCTGTTTCGTCTAGACCATCCCAATATGTACCATCTATCTTATGCTTAAACTTCATTGTACCAAACACAGTTAAAAACTTCTGATTCTCTTTTTGCCAACGTTGTGTTAGTTCTAAGAATCTATCACTACCAAGCATAATCTGCAATTGTGTTTTGCAATCTTCTGGGCTTGGATTGATATCATGTTTGGTATCTTTCAACGTATGCATGAATCCTATGCATTTGTCTATTTCATCTTCACGCATATATTTGCTGAGTTCAGTTACCATTTTATCAAAGTTGCGTATATGTGCAGTGACAAATGGTCTGTCAATTAGTCCACGAAATTCGCTCATATCAGTGCATCGTCCTACCAATTGCGTTTAAATCTTGATCAACTTGTATGTTGACTCTGCCCTTGAGTTCTTGACCCATGTCTTTTAGTGTTTGCTCTTGTACAAGTGCGCCCAAAAATTCATAGACTGTTTTAAGTCCTAATATCTTTAGGTCAAAGATTTGTTTGTTTTCTGTACTTAAATCGTCAACGTTTATTTCCATCATTTGATGTATAGATTTCTCTATGTCATTCATCAATGGTTTTACAGTGACAAGCAATTCGCCATCTTGTTTAATCAGTTTGTAGGTGTATTCTAACATTTAATAGTTCCTTAAATTCGTCAATTGTTATTTCACTGTAGTTTGGTAACGTGATGCCTAATGATTTTGTACCATTGACTCTAACAATTTTTTGTTCGGGAAAGTCTTTGCATATTTTGCGTAGTCTTTGTCCCCATTGTGTATCTCTCATACTAGCAGCAGGCCAAATATGGCTTTTTGCATAGTTAGGCGTTCCTGCGTATATATTTGGCAATGTGCTTGGATCAGTGCTATAGTCAAATCCAATCATATAAACTGTATCATGACCATTCTTTAACGCAACACGCAATGCACTGTTACCACTGTCTAATGTTTCACGTTGACCATGTATAAAATATATGGGTTCGCCATTTTGCTGACGCCTATCTATTTTATTAGCATGTTGTGTATAAAACTTAGTTTGGTAATGTATGCGTTTCTGTATAATCTCATCGACCATACTATAATCCATGCTGATCAAATAGTCAGGCATGAAATCACGATACAATGCATTGCAACCATATGTTGTCATCAATGCATGTATCATATCTAGGTCTAATGGCTGTCTGCTAGGACCATTACCAATTACTACTGCTTCATTCATCGTTTAACTTTTACACACTTGTCACGGCCATTTTCTGTGCCAGCAAATCGATAGCCTTCCCAACATGCTTTGTCGTCGGCACCTTTTTTCTTGGTGTTAGGCTTATCACGTGAATTTCGCATTCTGTCATTGTCGTTGTCACGATACATTGTTTTGCCGTTAACAGTCATTCGTTGCGTAGCCATCATTTATCCTTATTATCTTTTTTTGGTTCACGATAACCACTAGCATATGCTGCTTGTGCTTGCTTCTCAGCATCTTCACGCTTTTCATAAAGTTTACCTTGGTCGCCCCAACGATAGTAAACTTTGCCATTTTTTGTTATACGATGTATTGGCATATTTGTAATCTCCTTATTCTTATTTATGAATTTACATATTTTTATATGGTTATCCAATGTTGTTTGAGATTTATAAAAATTATCACAACGGCTACAACGCCAACCAACGAACACCCAACGTGCTTTTGTAAATTGATAAACGTCATGTATTATTGACTTTATATTCGTTTGACTCATTATGTGCCCTTTCAAATCTGCGGCGTTGAGCCAAACTCATATTACGTTTGTGTTCTTCAGACTTAGGAATACCAAGTTTGGCTTGTCGCATCAAATACTTAGTGCGTTCGCTTTTTGGTTTACCCTTGCTGATTCTGCGTAATGCTGCTGCTACGTTCTCATAATGTGTAGGACTTAATGGACCTGTACCACGCTTCCATTCTGTGTATCCATCTTCGATCAATGGACTAGGTATCTCATTAATTTGAAATTTTCTTATGTATTTTACGTTGTTGCTATCAAATCGATACCAACGACTCCATAATCCTTGTTTTCCCATGTCATCCTCGTGCGAATCGTGTTTGTATGCGTTGTATGAACTGTACATGTGTATCATTCCTATCTGTAACTTTTTCTAAGTATGGATCTACTGGATAACGACTTGGTGTTGCAAGTATGTTAATAACGCCACCACGCCCAAATACGTTTTGTGAGACTTTGTTGAAATTCTTAGGATTAAAATTGCTTACGCCAATCCAATATAGATTGTAATGTAATTCGTCATGTAAAAAGTCATAGATTTGATCGAATCCACTGCCATGCATTGCTTCATAGAAAATCACAGGTTCACTCTTGCGAATCGTGTCTTTGCTACCTAAAAATACTTTTAGTTCATGACCTTCTACATCAATCTTCATTAGATTAGGTAATGGTAAGTTTGTTTTATCTAATACAATGGTACTGCATTCTTGGCCAGTTTCGCTCATCATGCATTCACCATAGTTACCTAAATCATCTAGTTCATAATCACTGATATACGCCTTACCAACATTATCGCTTACTGCTGCTTTGATCAATGTAACATTTTTTAATGTGTTGGTATTCATTTCTAATAGTTTGTAGTTTTTAAGATTTGGTTCAAAACTATAAACATGTTTGGCACGTTGTGCAAAGCCAACTGTATGATATCCAATATTGCCACCAACGTCATAGACGATTGTATTTTCGTCTATGTATTGGCTCAATATGTCTAACTCTACTTGTGTATATTCGCCATACAATCGTATGCTTTGCCCTATGATTACATCTTTTTCGTAAAAATAGAATTTGTCTGTATAGCGTGTTTTTGCATGTGCGATGCCATCGACAACACGTGGCAATAACACAACTTTGTTGTCACGTATATCTATTTTGTCTGGATGATCAAGTGGTATACTTGTTTGATTGGTTATAGACCAACTAACAATGTGTTGGTCTTCGTTAATTAGTTTTTGTGTATGATTCATGATAGACGTATTTATTAGTTGATAAATCTACGTTTTAATTACTTTGCCATAGATTTTCTTGTATCCATATTTTTGTAAACAATGGATTGTTCTGCAAATCTATTTGTAATTCTTCACGTATTGCGTCTATGATATCGATGCTGGTGTTAAGAATGTCTTGTATAGTTTCTAGTTGTGTTAATGAAAAATCATGTTGGGTACCAAATTGTAAATTGTTCAGGGTACCTGCTAAAAAACTTTGTGGGCTGTTATTACGTTTAAGTTTATTATTGTATTGATATCGTTTATGTGGTCTTGTATACCAATTAATAAAGTCTTTGACTTCTTGGTTCTTACACAAACATAGTTCTTGCATATAACACATGATGCCAATCATGCTTGTAAACAATATTTCCCTATCTGTATCTTCCAATGATAGGTATGTGGTATTGGCTGATGTTTGCTTTGTATTGTATAGTAACTTTCTAATTTTACGCATGACATATCCTTTTGTATATTGTATTTATACAAAAAGGTGAAAAATACATCATTTAGGCATAAAAAATGGGGGCCGGCCCCACTGCCGCACCCCCTGTCACTTACATGACGTTACTTGCTACATACGCAAAAATATTTATCCCATGGATTTGTAATATTGATATTGTTCTTTATTCAACCATCTAACGAATTTGTTACCACATGTCATGCATGATAGTCTGCCATAATGTTTTCCTGGACTAGGACTAACGATTAGTTTATGACCATCATGATCTTCACGTGCTTTTTTTTCATCTGGATTTGGTATGCCATAATATGTTTTGTTCATTTATTAACTCCTATTGACCTAGCATGTAAGTGTCGTTCGCTGGCTCACGACACGCACTTCATAAAAACTTCGTTTTTATTCGTGCTGATTAATATTAATTATTTACTGGTCTTTTTCTAACACTGCTTAGGCGAAGGCGAGTAGATATAATCTACTGCCAAAAAATAACCTGCTTGAGGTACTCGGCGACAATGATTCTAACTATTACAGTGGAGGTTATGACTATATCTCACCAACTCTTTCGAGAAGTTACCGTTTACGCTGTTAAATTGTAGAATGAATCATTGAGTATCTACAAACAGCCCGAGCCCTCTATCGCTATTACCATGACTCGGCATTCTTTTCAGTATGTTACCATATCTGTTACCATTACAATGTAGAAAAGTTATAAAGCAACTTGGCTGCTTACACTTTAAGGCGTCCCTACTAAGCAAGGGATAGTTCTACATCAATTGTGCTGACCTCACACGCTACTGTCTCACATCAGAACAGGTTCTCGGTATACTTCAGAGCGATACTAACTCATTGATCAGTGATATTTTTTCTTTTTTCTAATAGTTCTGGGTTGTGTTACTTTAAATATTGGCTTGTCTAAAATTTTGCCTTGAGTTGGTCTCTTTAATTGTTCTGGTATCCATTTAAGAAATAGTTCTAACCTTGGATGATCTTG